TTGAAGGCAAAGAAGACGAAGCTGAAATAGTTATGGCCGCAAAAGACATGGTAGATAGAGTTACAAACTGGATGGAAGATACAGCAGAAATGCAAGCTGAGTCAATGTTGGAACTAGGCGATGCAATCCGTGACGAAATGGGTCAAGAAAAATCAGATGCATTTATTGCCTCGGTCAAACCGGCATTAGAATCGTTATATTCATCATTAGAAAGCACAAGAGGCACACTTACTGGTGGCGTAGCCCAATTAACAGGCGAAGGCGCACCAGCTCAAGATATGGGTGCTGAAGGCGGAGAAGAACCAATACCAGCAGAAACAGATGCTGATATGGAGCCTACAGTTGATCAAGAAGACGATTTTTCAGCATCAGAACCAGCAGCTGGCGGTGAAGAAGAAGCAGGAAGAGACAAACGTGAATCAAAGATAATGAAACACAATATGTTAGAAACTTCACGTAGACTAGGCACAATCCTTTCAAAAAAAAAGTGAGAATAGCTGAAATAGATCAAGGAAGCAGTCTTAAACTTGTCCAAGTTTTAAGAAATGTAATTTCCAATGCTGATGCAAAAGGCTATACAGTATATCTACATTTTAATCGACCAAGCAAAGAACAAATCAAACAAGGCGCAAAAAACCTTGATATCAATAAACTTATGCAAAACGTAGGCGGCGAACAGTTCGACTACGGTACGTTCAAAGCCGCCTACGACACTGATCCTAGAATCAAAACTATGGTGAAGAATTTTGATCAACAAGGCATAGAGCCTAAAACTAAACAAACTATAGATGATAGTCCAACAAAAAACACAGACCAAGATGATAAAACTGTAAGTCAGATGGCAAAATCTGCAACAGACTTGGGCGACAAACTTTAATCACTTGACTTAACAAAACTTTTATAGTACAATAAGTATTATAAACAAGGAAAAACTATGACTAATAGAACAGACGAAGATATAATAGAACAAGTAAAATCTCTTCTTGAATCACATGTTAAACCATCAGTTGAACAACACGGCGGTAATATTGAATTTATTTCATACAAAGACGGTGTGCTGGATCTTATGTTGGGCGGAGCATGTTCAGGATGTGCTGGTAGTACTATGACACTGAAGTTTGGTGTAGAAAATCTTATCAAACACTACATACCAGAGATTAAAACTATAAATGCTGAAGATGATCCCTTTTCGCGTGTAGATCCTTACTTTGCTATGGATCCATTCATGGAAAATTTCGACATGTATGACCGAGAGGATGAAAATGAGCCTAATACAAAAGAAGTTTGATTACCAACCCATTAGTAAAAAACAAGTAGATGGTAAACGTTTATATGCCACCCCCGATGGAAATGCAGTAGCCTCTGTAACTACTATCCTCGACGCTACCAAAGATAAAACACATCTTATTGCATGGAAGAAGAGGGTAGGTGAAGCAAAAGCACAAGAGATAGTTACGGAAGCGGCGGGTGTTGGTACACGTATGCACAAATACCTTGAGGATTATGTAGAGACTGGTGAGTGGCCGAACCCAGGTACCAATCCATATGCTCAACAAGCTCACATGATGGCCACCCAGATCAAAGAACAAGCTCTGGCCCATGTAGATGAGATATGGGGGTCAGAAGTAAATTTATACATGCCTATGATGTATGCAGGCACAACTGACTTGGTTGGACAATATAAAGGTCAACCCTCTATTATGGACTTCAAGCAAACCAATAAACCCAAGAAAACAGAATGGGTGGTTGACTACTTCCTACAACTTGTAGCCTATGCAGAAGCACACAATGAAATCTATGGAACAGAGATCCGTGAAGGACATGTTTTTATGTGCAGTCGTGCAGGCGAGTATCAGCAGTTTGATATTTGGCCAGACGAGTACGACGAATGGCGACAAGAATGGTACAATAGAGTGTATCAGTATTATGATAATCTAGCATAAATACTTTAAATTATGTAGGAGAAGGCATTGGCAGTCGTACAAATATCACGTATCCAAGTTCGAAGAGGACAAAAAAATGCAGGCAGTGGATTACCACAACTTGCAAGCGGAGAATTTGGCTGGGCTATAGATACTAGAGAACTTTACATAGGTAATGGCGCAGTAAGCGAAGGTGCACCAACAGTTGGCAATACAAAGATATTAACACAGTTTGATGATTTATTCGATCTAGCAGAAAGCTATCAATACCGCAAGGATGATACTTTTATACAAACTGGTACTAGCACAGTCAGTCCTATACGTAGAACGCTACAACAAAGATTAGATGATTCTGTTACAGGTGCCAACTTCGGACTTACAGGAGATAGCTCTCAAGATGCTACAACTGCTTTACAAAGAGCAATAGATCAACTTTATATAAACACAGCTAACAAAGGTAGTGTTCAAAGCCGCAAGGTATTGCATTTAGATGCTGGAATATATTCAATAACAAACACAATTTTTATTCCGCCAAACACAACAATACAAGGTGCGGGACATGATAAAACTATAATTAGATCTAACAGTGCTAATGCCATATTTAAAACTGTAAACGAATCAAGCACTCCTGGATCTCCAAGTCCGCAATCAGCAACAACATTTAACACGCAACCTAGAAATATATCTGTGAAAGATTTGAGTTTAGAAACAACAGTAGCAGATGGTATTGGCCTACATTTAGAAAGTTGTAGAGACAGTACATTTGAAAATATTTCTATCAAAGGTCCATGGGCTCTAGGAGATACGATACCAAGTGACTATGAATATGATGTTGGCATTTTAATAGATAGTCTCAGCGGAAGTGTTAAGTCTGAAAATAATCATTTTCATAATCTGAAGATTACTAATTGGGGTTATGGAGTTATGTCTAATTTTGATATAGAACATAACCATTTTAGTGATTGTGATTTAGACACACTAGGTATAGGTTTTGCTTTTGGTGTTGATATGATACTAGGCAGTGTTTCTAGTGGTAAAGCTACTGGACCTTTAAACAACAGAATAGAACATTCTAAATTTTCAAATATTGAAAGAGAAGGCATATGGATAGAAAAGGGCATAAAAAACTCAAGTAGAGCAAATTATTTTGAATTAGTAGGTAATAATGGAGGCACAGAGGCCCAACCAGAATATAGTGTTATTAAGTTTTCTGCGAATGATAACACGTCTTTAGATGATATGTTCACAAGGACACAACAATTAAGCTACACTACAGCTAATATCAACAACATACCATATTTACAAGAGGTACAAGGTGCCGCAATAACATCTCAAGGACTCACCCATACTGTGGAAATATCTTCAGGCGGTCCAACTAAAGTTTTTAGACTACCTGGTATAAAGAATCAAACTTTTGAATTAGATTATCATTTAGTGAGCAGATCAGTAGAAATGGTAAGAAGCGGCGTTTTGACTGTTACAATAGATGCATTTGGAACTCCAACAGTTCATCTGTCAGATGAATACACTTACCAAGGCGACACTGCATATGAAGATAGTGTTACATTTACTGCCCAAATAATAGATGAAGATGGTGATCTTACAAACGATACAATAGGTGTTTTTTCAAACGCCAGTGTAGACCAACTTGAGTTGAGATTTAGAATTAAAAATAAGCAAACTAATATTTCTTAATGTTCGCAATTGAAAAGTTTGAAAATAGATTAAAAGTGTGGACTGACTTCAGAAAATCATTAGAAGACAGTGCCAATCCATTACAAGATGTTGTAGACTACTACGATAAATGTCCTAAAGTTAGTATAGCAACTGATCCCTACGATAAAAAAAGTTGGCCTGATCCTTGGCAATTAATTGAAGAAAATCAATATTGTGCCATGTGCAAAATTCTTGGAATCTGTTACACCTTGCAATTAACTGAACGTTTTAAACATAATAATTTTGAGATATATATTTCTATAGACAACGAAAATTCATCTACGCACTACTTGCTATGTATAGATGATAACTACATAATAGGGTATGAAGATGGAAAATTGCTTACAAAAAAAGATATGTCAAAAACTATTAGAAAGCAATATTCAGTCCAAATGGAACAACTTCATTAACCAAAGTAATCATAAAACTTAATTTTTTTCTTGCATTAGGCTTGTCTTGATGCTATAGTAATATGAAATGAGAAGAGGTAATACATGTCAAACGGTGCAAACATACACATAATCAAAAGAACTGGGCAAAGCGAAGAACTAAACATAGAAAAAATACACAAAGTTGTAGAGTTTGCATGTGAAGGTTTGGCCGGAGTCAGTAGCAGTCTTATTGAAATGAACGCTAACATACAATTCTATGATGGAATGACTACAGCAGAAATACAGGAAATTTTAATAAAAAGTGCAAATGATCTTATTTCATTAGAAAATCCAAATTATCAATATGCGGCCGCAAGACTGTTATTATACGGCACATACAAAGATGTGTTTGGCGAATATGAAACAAAAAGTTTATATGAAATGATACAAGAGAATATATCTCGCGGAGTGTATGATCCAGCAATTTTAGATCTGTATTCAAAAAATGAAATAGACAAGCTAGACAGCTACATACATCACAAGCGTGATGAGAACTTTACCTACGCAGGTTTGCGTCAGGTCGTAGACAAATATCTTATACAGGATAGATCATCAGGTGAAATATATGAAACACCACAATATATGTATATGATGATCGCGGCAACTCTGTTTGCAAACTATCCTAAAGAAGATAGGTTGTATTATGTTAGGAGATACTATGACTCGACCTCATTATTTAAAATTAATATCCCAACGCCAGTCATGGCCGGTGTACGCACACCTGTTAGACAGTTTGCTTCGTGTGTCCTTGTTGACAGTGACGATACCCTTGATAGTATCTTCGCAAGCGATATGTCAATTGGTAGATACACGGCGCAGAGAGCAGGTATCGGGATCAACGCCGGACGCATCAGAGGAGTCAACGCAAAAATCAGAGGTGGTGAAGTCGCACACACAGGAATTATCCCATTCCTAAAAAAGTTTGAAGCAACTGTAAGATGTTGTACACAGAACGGAGTGCGTGGCGGATCAGCAACTACCCACTTCCCTTTTTGGCATCAAGAAATTGAAGATATTCTTGTGTTAAAAAATAACAAAGGTACAGAAGATAATCGTGTACGTAAATTAGATTATAGTATTCAGTTGAATAAAACAATGTACGAAAGACTTTTATCTGGTGGCGACATAACTCTTTTCTCGCCACATGATGTGCCGGGATTGTATGAAGCATACTTTGGTGATGCAGATAAGTTTAAGGAACTTTACGAATCATATGAACGTAAAACAAGTATTAAAAAGAAAAAGGTTCCTGCAATGGAATTATTTTCAGCATTGATAAAGGAACGTGCAGAAACAGGGCGTATATATATAATGAACGTTGATCATGCAAATGAACATAGTTCATTCAAAGACACAGTATATATGAGCAACCTATGTCAAGAAATTACATTGCCCACTAAACCTTTGCAACACATTGATGATCCAGACGGAGAAATAGCACTATGTATTTTAAGTGCTATAAACGTGGGTGTGATCAAAGATCTAGATGATTTAGAAGACCTTTGTGATCTTACAGTTCGTGCATTAGAAGAAATAATAGACTATCAGCGTTATCCTATTAAAGCCGCAGAAATATCAACAAAGGCAAGACGATCACTAGGTATTGGTTATATTGGACTTGCACATTATCTAGCCAAGAACAAAGTCAAATACGAAGACAAAAAAGCATGGCAACTTGTGCATGACCTTACAGAAGCGTTCCAATACTATTTGCTCAAAGCAAGCAACAACATTGCAAAGGAGCGTGGTGCTTGTGACTATTTTGATCGCACTAAATACAGTGATGGCATCCTTCCTATTGACACATATAAAAAGGATGTCGATACACTGGTAAACAATAAATTAAAATATGATTGGGATTCTTTACGCAAGGACATTAAGGAACACGGTTTACGGCACAGCACATTGTCCGCACAAATGCCTTCAGAGAGCAGTTCCGTTGTGTCGAACGCAACAAACGGAATCGAACCTCCTAGAGGATACTTGTCCGTTAAGAAAAGCAAAAAAGGGCCTCTTAAGCAGATTGTTCCACAATATCAAAGCCTTAAGCAACATTACACCTTGCTGTGGGACATGCCTAGCAACGAAGGTTACATCAACGTTGTTGCGGTGATGCAAAAGTTCTTTGATCAAGCCATAAGCGGTAATTGGTCATATAATCCTACACAATTTGAAAACAACGAAGTACCTATGAGTGTCATGCTACAGGATCTGTTAAATACATATAAGTATGGTTGGAAAACATCTTACTATCAAAACACATATGATTATAAAACTGATCCAAGTGAATTAGAAGATGAACCCGCTCATTCACTAGGCTGGCATGACAATCAACCTGAAGTTAAACCGAACACAATGTCACAAGACGACGAAATGTGCGATGCATGTGCTATATAGATAAGGAATTAAAATGACAAAGACAGTATTCAATAAAGAAAAAGTTGATTTCACCAAACAGAATATGTTTTTTGGTGCAGATCAAAACACACAACGCTACGATACATTTAAGTTTCCAGTGTTTGATAAATTAAATCAAACTATGCTAGGATACTTTTGGCGTCCTGAAGAAGTAAGTTTACAGAAAGACAGATCCGACTATGCGAACTTTCGTCCTGAGCAGAAACACATTTTTACTTCTAATTTAAAATATCAAACTCTACTTGATTCAGTTCAAGGTAGAGGACCATGTTTGGCATTCTTACCACACGTATCACTACCAGAGCTAGAAGGTTGTATTGTTACTTGGGATTTCTTTGAAACAATTCATTCACGTTCATATACACACATTATGAAAAATGTGTATGCAGATCCTAGTGAAGTCTTTGATACAATATTAGATGACGAAAAAATCATTGCAAGAGCACAGAGTGTCACCAAGTACTATGACGAATTCAACGAAGCCGCTGATGCATTTATTCACAGAGGTGAAGGTTCAATGCATGATGTAAAGAAGAAACTTTATCTTGCAATGCAAACAGTTAACATTCTAGAAGGTTTACGCTTCTATGTATCATTTGCTTGTACTTTTGGGTTTGGCGAACTAAAATTAATGGAAGGTAGTGCAAAAATTATAAGTCTTATTGCTAGAGACGAAGCACAACACTTGGCATTGAGTACACATATACTAAAACTTTGGGCGCAAGGCAAAGACGATCCAGAGATGGCAAAAATAGCAAAAGAATGCGAAGCTGAAGTTTATGACCTATGGCGTGAGTGTGTTGCAGAAGAAAAGGATTGGGCAGATTATCTGTTTAAAGACGGGTCAATGATTGGTTTGAACGCAACTTTATTACATCAATATGTAGAATATATTGCTAATCGCAGATTGAAGGCGTTAGGGTTAAACGCTATCTTTAATCAACCTGTAAACACTAATCCGCTGCCTTGGACACAACATTGGTTAAGTAGTTCAGGACTTCAAGTCGCTCCGCAAGAAACAGAAGTAGAATCATATATAGTAGGCGGAATAAAACAAGACGTAAATAAAGATGTGTTGAAAGGATTTAGTTTATGATTGAAATTTGGGGTAAGCCACAATGTCCACACTGTGATCAAGCAAAACAGTTTTGCGATACAAGGCAACTCAAGTATGTATACAAACAATTAGATGTGGACTTCACACGGGAGCAAGTTTTTGAAGCCTTTCCTGGCGCAAGAACTTTTCCACAAATTAAAGTTAATAATAAAATTATTGGAACGAAAGAGGATTTTATGAAGTATGTTGAAGATACCGGTTATACAGGATCAGGACACAGTTTAGGATGATTGTAGATAATATATGGAAATCAAATGATATTGTAACCATGAAGTTAGTAAACGGCGACGAAACTGTATGTCGTATACTATCGTTAGAAAATGGTGTTGCAAAAGTTAAAAAGCCTATGATTGTGATGCTGTCTGACAGAGGCGTAGGACTTGTTCCTTACACACTAACATCAGCGGCAGAAACAGTTTATATCAAAGAAACTAGTATCATGTCAATTGCAGCCACAGCAAAACCAACAGCTGACAGTTATATAGAAACTACCACAGGTTTGAAAGTATGAGTGTTCCTATTCACAGAAATACCGATGGAAGAGCTTGTGGTGCAACTACAACTGTTATTGGACAGAATAACGTATTCGCAAACAATCTTCTTGTATCTGTAGACGGTGATACAAACACTCACGGAGCCGGCGAACTTATTGCCGCAAACAATAAAGTTTACATCAACAATAAACTTGTTGTCAACAATACACCCGAAAATGCAAATCCAGATAATTTATGTGTGCCATTAGGGGGTGCCCATTGTGCACCGGTGACCGCAGGAGGGTCCGACAATGTATTTGTCGGAGATTAATGGTTGACAAACGGTCCAGATCCAATTATAATATAAAACAATAAGGAGAAATATAATGACTACACATGAACAAATCGTTCAAGCGTTTAACAACTATCTTACTGAATCTGAAACATTCGAAGATAAAAATGTAAAAGCTGCGGCAGCAAGAGCTCGTAAGGCTCTAGGTGATCTGGGTAAACTTACTAAAGATCGTAGAAAAGAAATCCAAGAGAAAAAGAACTCAATGTAATGAGCGGACAACGGCGATGGCTTAAATTATGGGCTAGAACTGTTGGAATGCCTATAGGCATTAACGATGACGACAAGCCAGAGTTTCTTCCAATCACACAAAGCGATGTAAGGAAGGCCCTGGCTTTTCGCACTTTTTGGATACTTCTTCATATTTTTACCTGTGCTATGATTATAGCAGGAAATGGAAGAACATTAGGACTATGGTAGCATAACT